TTAAAGAGCTGAAAAAAAGTATATTAAAGAATTCTATGAAGATAAATAGAGGTATATCAACATATGTAGGTAAGTCAATTATTGAAAATAAAGAAAAATATAGAATTCCTTATGGAAGTCCAGCTTCTCCACCAGAAGAAGATTTTGATATAAGTGATATGGTTTGGGAAGAAAAAGGAAGAAAGAAGAAAGATTAAAATAAAGGGGAGTCTAGGAATTTTGTTTATTTGTCAAATAGTGTTGATAAAAAAGTTTAGACTATGACCTGATAGAATTAAGAGAATTTTTGAGAATAGAAAACTTAAAAATTCTCTTTTTTAATAAATAAAAAAAATTATTCATAGAAATTTTACGATTTCTATTGTAAATAAAAACGTTTATTTCTATGAATAATTTAATTATTGAAAATATCTAAACTTTAATTTTATGATATTTTTTAACTTTTTCATATTTCTTTTAATTCTTATTTTTATCATATTTCTTACATCAGTAGCCAACAAGTAGCCAACAAATTTAATTTAATAAATTAACTGCTTTTCTAAGTTCTTCAATATCCTTGTGGGTATAAACTTCTTCAGTCATTTTAAAATCTGTATGTCCTATTAATTTTATAATGCTTGTGCTATTAGCATTAGCATTATTTAGAAGTGTAGCAAACGTATGTCTTGTGTCATGGATTGTGTGTTCTTCTATGTTAAGTAAATCAAGCATAGTTTTAAATTGCTGAAAGAAATTTGCATAATTATAATGTCCACCTTGTTTATTGAACAAAAAATATTCTTTAGAATAGTCTATATTATCTCTAAATAGATGTATAACCTTTTCAGATATAGGAATTTTTCTAACTCCTGCACTTGTTTTACTTTCAACTATAGATAGTACATTTTTTTCTAGGTCAATATCTTTAGTTTTTAAGTTCATAAACTCGCTTATTCTAAGCCCTGTATAAATTAGTATTAAAGTTGCATAAGTCATTTTTTTTATAAATCTATTTTCAGAATCTAAGTTATCAAAGAGTATTTTTATTTCATCAGTAGTAAAAATTTTTCTTTCAACTATCTTTTCATTTTTTCCTAGTTCAATGAATTTGATTCGATTAGTTTCTATGAATTCGTTTTTTAAAGCGAATTCAAAAATCATATTTAAAGCACTTCTGAGAACAAATTTTGAGCGGTAAGCACTTTCTAAGTCATCAAAAAACTTTTGTAATGTATATAATTTTAACTCTTTTATCTTAACATCATCAAAAACTTCTAATTTCTTTAATTGATTATTTACATTTTTCAAAGTAACATTAGATACTGTTTTAGAATAACTAGAATACCATAAAACTTTTACATCTTTAAAAGTCTTACCACTGTATAGAGTAGGATTATTCAAATACCCTAGTAACTCAGCTTGAGCTTCTTTTCTAGTTTCATATGTTCCTATAATTTTTCTTTTTTGCTTTCCATCTACAAAGCCAACAGTAACTCTAGCTACCCAGCATTTCCTCCTTTTTCCACTAAGTTTATATACGCTGCCTGATCCGTTTTCATTTTTCATTTTTATCCTCCTTTAAAAAAAAGAGGGAGTTTATATAATATTACTCCCACTTTCAAGAATTGTAAATATTTTAATTACTTGGATAATATTCGTGGAAAAGTTTTTTACTAATTTTCCCACTTGAAAGAGCTTTTATATCTAGCTTATTTTTTTTACAATGTATTTTATTCATTTTGTCTATGATTCTATAAGCAGTTGCCCTAGAACATTTTAAAAGCTCCATTACTTCCTTAGCATTATATGTTAAAGCTTCCATTATTCAACCTCCACAAACTTATAACTGTTATTTTCTTCTTTATTTTTAAACATTTCATCTAGTGCAGCAATACCATTTTTATAAATTTCATTTATGTATATTTTCCCTCTAGTTCCTTTTTCTTCTCTTACAAGTTGCCCATCTTTAAAATAAACATATATCTTTAAATCAAAATTTCTAGCAACTTTTTTTCCTTGTAAAATTAATTCTCTAGCTTCTTTATAATTCAACTCTTTCATTAATTCCACTCCTTATCTATCTTTATATTTCACATTTTTATAATATTCTAGCTTGTTTATATGCTTTTCAAAATCTTGTTCAGTTAATCCAACCATTAAAAGTAAATTTATAGTAGCAGTTATTAAGTCTAAGCCCTCAGCTATAAAATTATCTCTATTTTTTATATAACTATAACTATCTTTTTTTACAACTTCTGCCAATAACTCTTTGTACTCCTCTTTTACTTTTCCTAACTGTGCAATATTTGAAGCTCCATAAGCCAAAGATTTATAATCCATCAGTTTATTTAAGTCAATTTTCGTTGTCTCACTTCCTTATTTGGTTTTCTAATCTTTCCACCAACTTTTAATAGTTGATTTTCATACGAATTAATCAGCAATTTTATTATTTCTCTACTTTCAAAAGATGTAACATTAGTTTCTTCAATCAAATTTCCATCCTCATCGTTGTTAATAAAAGTGATTTCCAATTCAAATTCATTATTTCTTAAAACAAATCTTGCTCCTTCAGTTTTGAAAATAACTTTATATTTGCTGCCATACAAAAATATAATATCGCCCTCATAAATTTCTTTTCCATTTTTATCTTTTAATCCTGTATATTGCATTATTGGGGTTTCTTCTAAATAAAATTCAGAATCATATTCGCTACACATAAAATATTCTTGCCATATATTCCAAGAATAAATATTTACCATTTTATTATATTTTGTTAACCAAGCTCTAAATTCAAATTCCCTATTCATCTTCTTCCTCCCAATAGGCTATTCTTTTTAACTCATCTAGTGTCATTTCTTTTCCATATAGCCAAGTTTCACAGTTATAAAAATTGTCTTTTTTAAAAACTTTCTCAATCTGTCCATTTTTATCTATAAGACAAAATTCAACCTTTTGTAAATAAACTATCTTTTTACTTTGTTTATCTCTCCACATTTTCATCCTCCAAAGCTTCTATTTTTGTTTTTAGTTCTTGCAAGCATTTATCACATAAACTTATTATAGTTCCACTATTTCCACTATCTTGTCTTATTAATAAAAGATTACTTTCAATTTTACTACCACAACTATTACAAAAGTTTCCTAATTGTCTATAATTAATTTTTTCTTTTTCTTTGCTATTTTTATTTATTACTTTAATCATTCTCCAATCTCTCCATTTCTAACTTTTTCCCAAAACTCTTGCCACTCTTTACTATCTATAACTTTTTGTGCTTCTTCTTCTGTTCTGAAATAATTACCTAAATCATAAAGAGAAGTTTTAGATACAGAATAATCATCATAAGTACTATCGATATGCCAACTACCTGTTATATAATAAAAGTAATGTTCTTTATCTGCTCTCCATCTCTTAGTTATTCCATATTTTTCATTTATTTCAAGAATTACTAATATCAAGTCATTAACTTCATAATTTTCAATTAAATTTGGGATTCCATCATCTATATAATTAATATTTAATGTTGGTTCTTCTCGTGAGTTAATATCTTCGTAATAAAATTCTGTATCTCCTTCATTAATTTCAAAGTGATAATAATTATCATTTATATAGAATTTGTCATTTACTCCATTTTTTAATATTTCTCTATTTATTTTTTTTATATGCCAAACACTCCATACATTATTGATTTTTACTACTTCTATATCTAAAACCTTTTCTTTTTCCATTACTTCCTCCTCACAAATCTATAAACTTCTAATTTCTCTGCATTTCTTTTTACTTGTTCAAATTCAACAGTACTCAATTCACTAGCCTTAAAGTTTAATATTTTCTTTAATGCTTTTTTATAAAATACATCCATATCTTTATTCATAACTAACCTCTGTATTTTCCAATTTAACTTAGAAATATTATTGAAAATATTATACCTACTATTATTACAATTAAACTTGTTAATAAAAATATTATTAATACTTTCTTAATTATTTGTAGAATATAATTAAAAATAGTAAAATCTAAAAAACTAACTTCATCATTAATAATATCTATAATTGGTATAAATAATACTGAAAGAATTAAAATAAATACCCATATTTTATAAATCATTTACTCCTCCTTATAATTGAACACCTTCCCGACGTCGGTAATATGTTAAACTATTGAATTTATTATATGTCTATCCATTTTGTTGACATCAGCAAAATCGTTCAACTTTAGATTTTTACGACTGTTTCTATTTTGGAAATAGTCGTTATTCATTACACATATTTATTACTGATTTTAAAGTTTCTATTTGTTGCATGTATTCATCAGAAATTTCATCAAAGCCATTTCTTTCATAATAAATTTCAAATTTTTTTTCAAATCTTTCTAATGTTTCTTTTACCTCTGCCATACACATATCCTCTATATATTCAAGAATTTCTATAACAGAATAGTTATTTCTTTTTATACTTTCTTCAATTCCATCTCCTTTTAAAAATTCTTCAATATCTTTTATTCTTTCAGTTGCATATTCTTTTATTTTCATTTAATCCTCCTTAAAAGCTTGAAAGTGATTAGTATAAACTTTCTTTAATTCTTTCACTTGCTCAGAATTTAGATAAATTCCATTCAAATGATATTTCTTAATAAAATCAATTCTTGAAATACAATTATCAGCTTCGTCGTGGTGCTCTCTACAAAGACACATCACTCTATAGTTTAGCCCTGTATCACTTTTATATCCTGAACTTCCTACCCTGTCAAAGTGCTGTAATTCTCCAGGCTTTCCACATATACAACATATTTTCTTTTTTAAAGTTGCATATATAAAAGCGTCGTGATAATCCTGAGCAAATAAATCTCTTATTTCCATTCTAAGTGGTATCTCCCAATAGATAGCCATTTCAAATAGCCATTTGACAAAATCATTAGCTTGTTTCTGTGTTAATGTATTCAATGACAAGCTAAAACCCCCATTTTGAATTGCTAGGCTCTGTAATGCTCTTATTACATTGCTAGTTAATTCATCTACTGTTAGATTATCCTTGTTCATTAAAGAAGAAATTAGGAATGCTTGAGCATTTTTAATGGTGTCAAAACCATTGTAGATTTTTACAAATTTAGCTTTCATTACTTCCTTAGTGTAAGCTAATTCTATAAACGATGGTCTTGCTCCTGCTTCGTTGCCTTGCCAAAAATTAGCAAAATCATCTAAAAGCCAATATATAAGTTTTTGTGTTGCTCTTGTGTATCCTAATTTCTCCATTTTATTTACTCCCATTCATTTAACATTTTGTCTATATTTTCAATTCCATCTTTTAATATTTTTTTCATTTTATTTAAATTTTTTTTATCTATTTCTAACAAATCCTGATAATTGTTTTCTTTATTTCTTTTTATTAATTCTTCTTCAGCTTTTATAGAAACATCTTTAATAAATTTTAAAGCTCCTTCTATTCCATAAAATTCAAAGGCTATAATAATTCCTTTTCCTAAAAATTCACCTGCAATAGTATAATGCTTTCTTGTGAATGTTGGAAAAGTTCCATTTTCAATAGATTTATTTTGTAATTCTTCTAAAATATCATCTATTTCTTTTTCATCAATATTTGAAGGTACATCATGAATTTCTTTTGATATATCTTTATTTAAAAATTCTTTTAAAATTTCATTCATTCTTTTATCCTCCTACCCTATCTTTAAATTTTTATTTTCAACAAGTCTTGCTCCTAACTATTTAACTTTTTTTTCATTTGTGAATATTCTCTTTTAGTTAATTCCTTAATATCTTTTTTATAGTGCTCTTTTATATAACTTTCCATATCTATATCAACAAATTTACAATAAGTTTTTAAGTCCTCTAACTCTTTTTGAGTACATTTTTGACTAAACTTAACTAAGACATCATGAGTTGATTGAAGATCTTTTAAATCTAAACTTCCAAGATTTTTAGTTTTATATTTTTTCAAAATTCCTTCCATATCTTCACTTGTTGCTATATTGCTTATAGCTTCACACAACAAAGCTTTTTGATTAATTTTTAATTGATTTTCAATAATTTCTAAATCCTCAATACTCATCATTCCTATTTCAGATAACTTATATTCTTTTTCATACTCATCTCTGTTTCTCTCATCTACCATTGAATTAATAGAACTAATTAATTGTTGCTTTTTGGCTCTTGATACTTCTTCATAAGAAGCAACTTCATCTCCATCAAGTCCAATTCCTAAGTTTCCTAATGCTCTACCTACTGCTGATGTTTCAGCATTTTCAACATGAGATGTTTTATTTACAAGTGAGCTTTTTTCATCTCTTAACTCCATAGCTGTTCCAGTAGATTTTAAAACTCCATTCTCATCTCTTATAATCACTCTACAAGTTGCAACTTCTTGAGTTATAGAAAGCCATTCAGTCTCTAAACTCCAATTTTTAAAATTTTCAGAGCTTCTAAATTCTTTTAATCTTTCTACAACTGGAACATAATTCTTGCCTTTTATATTTATAGTTTTCATCTTATCCTCCTAGATTAAGTCATCAAAGTCGTACAACTCAACATAATTCATATAAAATTTATAAATTATATTAATTACCCATTTGATTTTATATTTAACAATGTCTTTCAACTCAGCTGCAGCATAGTTCTCTTTTATCATCATTCAATATTCCCCTCCCACATTTCTAAAACTTGTATTATCGCTAAGGCTCTCTTTAATGAAAGCCCTTTTAGTTCTTCTTTATTCCAGTATTTGCTCAAAACTGTATCTTTTAACATTTTCACCCCTCCTATTTACTTTCATTTTCTAGAAATTCAATATCATTTAAAGCTAGTTTAAGCCCTCCAATTATCCCAGGTTTTGCTATTTCCATAATGTCATAATTTTCAATTTTACTCATTGTTTCTTTAATTAATTCTTTTAATTTCTCGCTATCTATAAGCATAATATCTAGCCTCCTCAAATATTTGAGTTAAATCTAACTCATAATCTGTAAATAAGATATTTAAGTTTTCTAGCTTCTCAACTAAATCATTTATATCTTTTAAAATAAAAGTTCTTTCGTGCTGATCCTCATATCTATCATTTAAAGATAGAGTTATGAAGTTATCAGAATAATCAGTATTATCATAGTTAAGACTTAGATTTCTATAACTACCTTGATAATATGCTTCTAAACTACTTTTAAAATCTATTTTTTCTTTAAAATGTTCTTTTAGTACATCAGCTAAGAATTTTCCTTTATATTCAGCTTTTATGTCATAATTTTTAGTAAATATAACTAACTCCCAGTATTGAGAATTGAAGTTATAATTTATGTTAAACAACTCTTGATCTAGTTTGCTTAAGGCTTCTTTTAATTTCATTGTTGCCCTCCTAAAAACTCATCTATCTTTGAATTAATTAATTCCATTATCAACCCAGCTTTTTTGTAAGAATATTCTTTATAAAATATTGGAGTTTCTACAGCTTTTTCAAAACATTCATTAAATTTTATGCATCCTACATAATTACATTCATAGTTAACTTTAAATTTTGGAGTATACTCATATGTTTCTTTTTTATTTAAATATATCTCCCATTTAATACCTTTATAGCTTCCTTGACCTAAAAACTTTAACGTCTTAAACATGTTATCCTCCTTTGAGGGAGCTATAAACTCCCTTAATTCCAAGTTATATTTTGTGGTATTGTGTTTTCTACTATTACAGGAATTATTGTTTTTTCCTGCGTATAGTAATAAGTGTATCCGTGTCTAAAATGTTGTTTACCATTTTCATAGTAGCTAACATCTAGCCCTTTTATTTGTTCTATTAAAAAGTTTCTGATGTCCTCAGATACTTCTTTGTATTCAGTTCTATCGTTTATTACAACTCTTTCAATTACTACTAAACTTTCGTCTTGTAGTAATTTTTTTAATTGTCTTCTGTTTTTAGCTTCTTTCATATTCCCCTCCGTTTTTTAAACGTATTTTACGTTTATTTTTTATAAAAAAATTTATTTTTTCTTTTATCTCTATTATCTTATATATCTATTATAACGTTAAAAACGTGAAAAGTCAAGAAAAATTTTGTTTTTTACGTGAAAAGTTTTATAATAGTTATAAATAAAGAAAAAAAAGGTGGTGTACTATGGAAAATTTATCTATAATTTTAAAAAAATTAAGAGAATCTAAAGGAGTTACACAACAAGAATTAGCAGAACTTTCAGGAATTGGGCAAGGTACTATTGGAGATATTGAAAGAGGTAAAATTAAAAAGAGTTCGATTAATACTCTTGAAAAAATAGCAAAAGCTTTAGACTTAAATGAAGAAGAAAGACAAGAATTATTTGCTGTTTTAGTTCCTAAAGATATAAGCATAAAAATATTAAAAAATCCTTTATATAAAAATTTAGATAGTAGAGGAAAAAAACAATTTTCTGAAATAATTGAACAAACATCATTAATGTTTAATGATGAAGAAATTCCAGAAGCAGACAAAGAAAAAGTTTTAATGGCTATTCAATCAGCATTCTTTTTAGCTAAAGAAAAGAATAAAATTAAAAAATAAAGTTGGTGATTAAATGGATATACAGTTTAGAGTTTTAAAATTAATTAAAAAGCATGGAACTAATAACCCATTTAAACTAGCTAAAAAATTAAATATAGAAATTATTATTGATGATTTAGGAGAGGTTAGGGGGCTATTTAAAAGGATATTAAAAAGAAAGTTTATTTTTATAAATTCTCAATTATCAGAATTTGATCAGATGTTAGTTTGTTGCCACGAGTTAGGACATGCAGTTTTACATGCTTCAAGTAATTATCAATTTTTGATAGATAATACTAGCATTTTAAGATTGAGTAAAATAGAGAATGAAGCTAATTTATTTGCAAGTTATTTATTGTTTCCAAATGATGATTTTATTGAGAGTTTAGATTTTATAGAAAACAAAACAAATTCTTTAATGATTAATGAAATGAAAAGACTTAGAGAAAATATTTAAAAGAAAAGGGGAGATTTTTATGGAAAAAGAAATTTTTAAAGGGAAGATCAGCAAGAAAATATTTATTATTCCTGGAATTTTTGCAACTTTATTTTTTATTGAAGCGATTATTTTTATTTATGCTGGAGGGATAGGACCTGGAATAATTCCTTTAATTTTATCAGTATTAATAATAACACCAGCATTAATAAAATATTCTTGTACAAGTTTAATTTTATTGGATAAAAAGATTATAGGAAAAACTGGTTTTTTAAGTAAAGAAACTTTAGATGCTCCACTAGATAAAATAAATGATGTATATTTAAATCAAGGCATTTTTGGGAGATTATTTAATTATGGAAAAATTAATATTTCAACTTCATCTAATTCTTTTTATTTTAAAGGGATAGATACTCCAGAATTATTTAAAAATAAAATCTTAGAACAAATAGAAATATATAAAAAAGAGCAAGTAAAAGAACAAGCTAAATTAATGGCTGAAGCTTTAAAAAATTCAAATAATTAACAAAAGATAAGGCACTTTTAAAAGAGTGCTTTTTTTTACTTGACTTTAATCGTAAAATACGTTAGAATATAAATGTAAAAAATAGAGGTGATTAAATGGGAGTATTATTAGAAGGTAAAGAAATTTTTGATAAAATAGAACAAGCAAGGCTTGAAAAATCTATGTCAAAGATTAAATTAGCCAAAGAAGTAGGAATGTCTCCAAGTAATTTTTATGATACTATGACTCTATTACAAAAAAATAGTATTAGATATCATAATGTTATAAAAATAGTGAATTACTTAGGGATAGACTTAGGTATAAGATTCTAAATTTTTTTAACTTTTTAAACGTAAAATACGATTAAATCTAAGGCTAGTCCTTAAAAAGAAAGGAGAATAAATGAAAGAATTTTTATTAGAAATAAAAGAATTGATAAAAGGTTTAAGAGAAGAAAATTTTACAGATGAACAAGTTGCAGAAATAGTGAAAGAATTTGTAAAAGTTAGAGCAGACCATTTGCCAAGATTTTATGCAATATAAATTAATTTAAAAAATCTAAATCAAAATTTTTAAAAGCCTCTAAGGCTGATAAAACAAAAGTTTCATTATCAATTTTATTATTTGTATTAGAGTAACCTACTGATAATATGCAGTCTTGTTGTAAATAAATTTCAGTTTTTATTCCACAAGCAATTTCAGTAGTTTTAAAAAATGGGTATTTTTTATATTTTAGAATAAAATTTTTAATAGCTTTATTTAACAGTTTTTGGTTTTCCATTTCTTTTCCTTTCACTCAGCAAATGGTAAATATATTATAGCTTTTTAGAAGTGGAAAATCAAATCTAAGGCTAGTCCTTATATATAGGAGGAGAATTGAAAATAAAAATATTAAAAAGCAAAAAAGATTAAAGGGCTGTTCTTTAATCTTTAATGTCTAAATTTTTTAATTATAAAAGGACAGGATATGGAAATTAAATTTAACAAAATTAAAATCAATGAAAAAACAGGAGATCTATTCATTGATGATATAGCAATACAAGGTGTTGCTGAAAATGGAGTTTCTATTGTTATAAATGAAAATACAAAAGAAATAAATATAAAAATAATTAATTTTGAATCACTTGAAATAATTAACAATTAGAGATGAAGAAACTTGGACTGCGATGTCTTTTAATGCAGTTAGTGAAGAAACACCTATTTTTTTAGATATGTTAAGCGTTTTTTCCCAAACAGAGTTATCCCTAATTTCTAAAAGAAAGAAATGACCTTTTGCTGTTAAGTCTTTAACTTCTATGCTATTTCTATAAAAAGACATTTGTAAAAGTTTTTCTTGTTCAATTATTTTTAAATGATAAACAACTTCTGAAATTGTATATTTATCTAAAAATTCTAATTCAGGTCTTTTATAAATACTTTCTTCAAATTTTGGGAAAATAAATTTATTGATTTCAGATTGTAATAAAATATCACGAATTAAATTAATATTCATTTTCATATTATTAAAATCTCCTTTCTTTTATAAAGTATCTCGCAAATACATTATAAATCAAAGAAGTAAATAATACAAATCTAAGGCTAGTCCTTAGACAAATACACACAAGGGTTTTTGATATCTGATTAAATTTCTTTGATGTCCTCCTTTACCTTGTGTGTTTCTGTGTAAGGATTATCTAAATCTTAGATATATAGCACTAATATTAAAATGATTTTTAATTGTTTTATTTCCTCTCATTAGTGTTATTTATGTAAGGTGTAGCTACTAGATAAAACTGAGTCCCAGAATGGGGGTAAGCTTCCGAGCTGAGAATTCTCATGTTTTATCCCCTTACAGATTTAAGCATTTGCAGATGTAAACAAGCTAGTGGTTGGAGTATTAGACTCGGAATTTATAGGATACAACGATGTATCTGAATTTTAAAGCTAGCCGTACCGTTACAGTTTCGTCAATTTGTAACTATAAATTTTATTAGTTTTATGAATGGGAAAAACTAACTATCTTACATCTTTGTCTAGCAAGGGCTGTTCTTGTGAAATACTAGTTGATAAAGATGTAGGATATAAAACTATAAAAGTATCTAGTAGCTTTCTAGTAATATCTAGTAAATCAAGCGAAAAGTTATAAGTAAATTTATTAATTGAATTAGTGGGGGCTATTCATAGCCTGTCAAGCTCTGGGTAGCCTTTACTAATTGAATTAATAAAAGAGAGTTAGGACAGGCTCTCCAAATATACAGGAGGTTATTTATATGGAAGCACCAGGATATTATGGAATATTACCAGCAAATGTAAGATATGATAAAAATTTAAAACCTATGGAAAAAATAATGTATTCAGAATTAACTGCATTATGTAATAAAAATGGTTATTGTAATGCAACAAACTCTTACTTTGCGGAGTTATATGAAGTTAACAAAAATACAGTTAGTTTATGGATAGGAGATTTAGAAAAAGCAGGATATATAAAAACAAAATTAATATATGAACCTGGAACTAAAAACATAAAAGAAAGAAGAATATACATTGCTGACCCTATCACGAAAAATAATGATACCTATCACGAAAAAGAAGTAGACCCCATCACGAAAAATAATGATACCCCTATCACGAAAAATCGTGAGGATAATAATACAAGTATTAATAATACAAGATTAATAATAACTAATAATAATTTAAAAAATATAATAGAGATCCAGGAGCAAAAAGAAAAAGTTGTTGTTAATTCTAATGGAGCATTACAACAAGAAATTAAAATGCTCTTAGGAGTAAGAAAAATAAAAGTTTTTGACATCATAAAACTAAACAAGCCAATAGAGAGAATAAAAGAAGTTATAGATTATTGTAACAAAAATAATAAAGCTGATGGGTATCTATTTAAAGCTTTAAGAGATGATTGGGAGCTAATAGAACATACTGATAACTATAATAAAGGCTATAACTTAACTAAGCCAAAAGAAGCATATAAGGAGTTGGTGTAGATGATTACAGAAGTATCATACGAAGAAAAAGCACTGATTGCTATGCTTTACATTGTAGATGATATTAATTTTAAAAACAAAATTAAGAATATTCCAAATAAGTATTTTTCTAGTTTAGTTCAAGAATTTTTTAAAAAATATAAAAAATATGAACTAGAAGGGCTTTCAGTTAATGCTCTATATGATGAAGTTAGATTTAGAAGCTTGCTAGCTGAAGCTTTAGACTTAACTATTATGAGTACAGAAAACAACTTAGAACAGTATATAAAAGGCTTAGAAAACAGATATTATAAATACTGTATCCTAGAATTAGCTAATACTCCAAATGAAGAAATAAAAAAGAAAATAACAGAGTTACATGCAGAAGTTATAAAAGAAAATGACAAGAGTATTCAAGTTGCAGATATAAAAAACATTGAAGGGCTATTTTATGAAGGACTTGAAGAAAATGATTCAGTTAGGACAGGAAAATTTAGACTAGATAAGTATTTAAAATTTACAAAAAGAGATCTACATATCATAGGAGCAAGACCAGGAGTAGGGAAGTCAGCTTTCGCATTGTATATAACTTTGCTAATGGCTCAAAAATCTAGAGGATTATTTTTTAGTTTAGAAATGCCTTTAAAACAGATAATTCAAAGAATAATAAGCAATCAAAGTAGAATTGAATTAGAGATGTTAACAAACAAAGAAAGATTTAATACTTTAGATTCTGAGCAAAAACAATTAGTTAAAGTTTTATTTGACAAAATTTTAAAAAAAAGCGAATTAAAACTTTATGATGGAAATTTCAAAATAGATGAACTTGAGGAGTATGTTAAAAACGAAAAAGAAATAAATGGGGTTGATTTTATAGTTGTAGACTATTTACAACTTGTAAAATCTAACAAGACATCTAGTAGATACGAGCAAATAACAGATATTTCTATAAGATTAAAACAAATAGCTAAAGATTATGACATTGCAGTTATAGCATTGTCTCAACTTTCAAGGGATATTGAAAAAAGAGTTGACAAAGATGTTTACCTTGCAGATTTTAGAGAAAGTGGGCAAATAGAGCAAGACGCTTCCACTATACTAGGTCTTACAACTGAGCCAACAGATACAGAGTATAAAGAACTTATGAAAGTACAAATTTTAAAAAATAGACAAGGACAACTTGGAGTAATGAAATATTTTTACTATAAGAAAAATCAAACATTTTTTGAAGCATAAAAATTAAAAATATAGGAGGATAAAATGGTACATAAACAAATGCAAACAAGAGATTATTTAAGAAATTTAGTTTCAAAAATCAATAAAACTTCTGAGGTTTCTTTTAATTCATCTAAGCTAAATAGTAAGGAAGAGTGTGAAAAATATATTTTAAATTTAATTAAAGATTTAAAAAATAACTCAGGAAATAACAAGGCTTACATTGAAGAGATAGACAGTTTAAAAGAAGAAATAGAGATTCTAAATACTGGTAATAAAAAGCTTGAATCTGAAAGAGCATTTTATATAACACAAGCAGAAGGAGCAAAAAAAGCAAGTGAAATAGAACAATATTATAAAGAATTTTATAAAAATATGTCTGATAAATATAAAATGGCTTATGAAGTTCAAAAAAAAGATAATATTATTTTAAATAAAATTAATACATTTTTTATATATGTTATAGTCTTGAAAATAGTTTTGATAGCTATGTTAATTTGGAAGTAATTAGATGAAGCAAAGATTTGAGATTCCATACAAGCCTGATTCTGTAAATGACCATTGGTCTATAAATAAAGATGGAAAAGGTTTAAGACTTAATAAAAAAGGC